CTTGCAGGATTTAAAAATTATAGAAGAGAGGCACAGTACAGAGGTCAACAAACACTTAGTGGTGGATCTAATTACCGTGAATTTTTATTTAATTACAAACACAAACCTGGTTCAGTGCGAACTAAAGAGCCAACATATACTTATGCACATGATTTTGGATTGAACACCTCATCGCGTGCAGGTGGTTTTGTACACATGCGCACGTCTGACAGAACAGATGCTTTTGGTAGAAGAATACTGCACATAGAAGAAATACAATCTGACATGCATCAACCAGTGAACGCTGCAGCAAGAAGGGTAAAAAAATATCAAGCAGATCAAGCAGCAAGAGGAGAACCACTATCAAGCACAAGATCTTATCAAGATGATGTAAGACAATCAAAATACTTTCCACGTGCAGATATGGCAGAAGACGTAAGTCAAACTGCTAATGAACAGCAAATGATGTTAATACAAGCAAAAATAGATGATTTGTTACAATTACCACAAACACAGCAGATACAAACTAGAATAGCTAGATTAAATAGAGAACGTGCAAAGGTAAGAAAAATTATTGCTGATGAAGGAAAAAGATTAAGAGAAAGCAGACAAACTAGTGACATACCTCAAGGACCTTACAGTAAAACAGAGGATTACAACGAATTTGTTATGAAATATGCGATGAGAGTGGCGCAAGAAGGTGGTTATGACGGCATATCCATATCTACACCACAGATAAAAAATCTGAGCACATCGCAAGGAAGTAGAGATTACATGGGTAATATCACAGCTTATGGCCCAATAGCACAGGGTGCTATGAAAAAGGTTGGTAAGAAAAGTGGTGCAAAGTTTATGAAAACTGTTATAACCGATGATAGTAATAGGGCTTACGAAGTTCCTACCTTGATAATTAAAGATAATCCTGCGGCACAGGATATAATTAGCAAAGGACTAGGAGCATACAAGAGAGGGGGATTAGCTGTAAATGGCTGACGATAATAAAAATAATATAGATAAAGCACTAGAAGCACTTACAGGTGCATTGGACATAGAGCCAACTGGTGAAGAAATAGATGTTACACCAAAAGGTGTAGAGTTTGAATCTGATTTTGAAATAATGGAAGACGGCAGTGCCGAAGTAAATTTAGATCCAAACGCACCAATAGATAAAACAAACATACCACATGATGCTAATTTAGCAGAATATATTGAAGATGAAGAATTAGGTAGATTCGCAAGTGATCTACTAGCAGAATTCGAAGCGGATAAAGACTCAAGAAAAGATTGGGAAGATACCTATATCAAGGGTCTGGATATGTTGGGATTCAAATATGAAGACCGAACACAACCCTTCGAAGGAGCGTCCGGGGTCGTACATCCCTTACTCGCTGAATCTGTCACACAGTTTCAAGCCCAAGCGTATAAGGAACTTCTCCCCCCAAGCGGCCCCGTACGAACTCAAGTAATAGGACTATCGACACCTGAAGTAGAAGACCAGGCAAAGCGTGTCCAAGAATTTATGAATTATCAAATCACAGATGTGATGCAAGAATATGATCCAGACATGGATCAATTATTATTCTACTTACCTCTTTGTGGTTCTGCATTTAAAAAAGTTTACTATGATGGTTTAATGAAACGTGCTTGTGCAAAGTTTGTTGCAGGTGAAGATTTAGTTATAAACTACATGGCAACAGATTTAGAATCAGCAGATAGAATTACACATGTAATTAAAACAAGTGGTAATGATGTACGTAAACAACAGTTACAAGGTTTTTATCGTGACATAGAATTATCTACAGGACAAGTAGATACTGATGATGTTGCAGATAAAGTAGATGATTTACAAGGTTCAGAAAAAAGTTACGGATCTAGTGATGATGAGCATGTAATATTAGAGATGCACATCAATGCTGACGTACCAGGTTTTGAAGATGAGACTGGAGTTAAATTACCGTACATTATTTCTATAGATCAATACTCACAAGAAATATTATCTATCAAAAGAAACTATGCACAAAATGATCCAAACTTTATGAAGAATCAATATTTTGTGCATTACAAGTTCCTCCCAGGATTAGGCTTCTATGGATTTGGTCTAATTCACATGCTAGGTGGGTTATCAAGAACTGCAACAAGTGCTTTGCGACAGTTAATTGATGCAGGTACTCTTGCTAACTTACCTGCAGGATTTAAAGCACGTGGTATGCGAATACGTGATCACGATGAACCATTACAACCAGGTGAGTTTAGAGATGTTGATGTAACAGGACAATCAATAAAAGAATCATTGATGATGTTGCCTTACAAAGAACCATCAGCTGTATTGTTTCAACTATTAGGTTTTGCTGTAGATGCAGGTAAATCATTTGCTGCAATAGCAGACATGAAGATGGGTGAAGGTAATGAACAAAACCCTGTAGGCACAACTTTAGCGTTGATAGAACGTGGCACAAAAGTCATGAGTGCAATACACAAAAGATTACACTACGCACAAAAAATAGAATTCAAATTATTGGCAAAAGTATTTCAATTGTATTTACCACCACAGTATCCATACATGGTTGCAGGTGGTAATCAAATGATAAAGTCAGCTGACTTTGATAACAGAGTAGACGTTATGCCTGTATCAGATCCTAACATATTTTCTATGGCTCAACGTATTACTTTGGCACAACAACAATTACAATTGGCAACTGCTGCACCACAATTACATAATTTACGTGAAGCATACAGAAGAATGTATGATGCAATGGGTGTTGACAATGTAGAAGGTATATTAAGACCAGATCCTGATTTACCAAAGCCAATGTCTCCTGCAATGGAGAATGCTTCTGCAATGCGTGGTAAAGATCCAAAACCTTTTCCAATGCAAGATCATCAAGCACACATCGCTGCACACGCAGAATTTATGTTTACAAGAATGGTGCAGATCAATCCACAGCTTTACGCTATGTTACAAGCACACGTATCTGAGCATATATCTTTATTGGTATCTGAACAAATGCAACAAAAGTTTGCACCACAGTTTCAACAAATGCAACAAGCTATGCAACAAGCACAACAGAATCCACAAGCTATGCAACAACTACAACAGCAAATGGATCAGTTAGTAAACCAACAAGCGTCTGAGCAAGCAAAGATGGAAGCAGAAATGACAAAACAATTAGCGTCTGATGAAGAAGCTAGAATTAGCAAAGAAGCTCAAGATCCTCTTGTAAAACTAAAACAACAAGAGATTGACTTGAAAGCTATGGAAACACAAGCTAGACTACAAAAAGATATGATGGTTGATGCAGAAAAATTAGATTTACAAAGAGATCAATTAGAAGCTAACACAACTATTGACTTGATGAGAGTTGCTGCTGATGTTAACAAGGAAGATTCTACTGAAGCAATGGCAGTATTGAAAGAAAACATGGCCAACACAAGGGAAGCTATGAAACAAAACACAAATCAAAATGGAAGAAGAAAAAAAGCTACTGATGAAACTTAGAGATGCGATGGCTAAAATAGAAGAAGCGGCTCATAGTGAGATAAAAGAAAAAGATGATTATCTACAGGTTTGTGGTGCGCTTATGGCAGTCACTAGAAACATGTATGAAAAAGCTTTAGGTTCTGAGCAGACACGAGATATGTTTGCAGCTGTTGCAGAAAGTTTTGATTATCAATCTGAGATTATGCAGGTCTACAAAGACCACATAAATCCAACAATACATTAGGAGGTATTATGCCAAGAGTAGGAGGAAAAAAATTTCCGTATACATCAGCTGGAGCACAGCAGGCACAAAAGTTTGCTCGACAAACAGGACAACAGATGTCTATGAATAAGGGTGGTTCTGCATCGAGTAAAATAAAAAAAGTAATAGGCAAACTTAACAAAGCTTCTAAAGCACATGCTGGTCAGGCAAAAACCTTGAAAAGCATTATGAAGAAGAAGGGTAAAAAAAGGAGGTAATATGAAGTTACTAGAAGATATTTGGGCATGGCTCAAAGAATGGAACAATTGGAAAGCAAAAGATTGGATTAAAGCTGGCGTTGTTGCACTAATAGTTATTCTAATAATAGGAGCTATCTAATGGCAGAAATTGATGCAAGATCAAGAAGATTGCAAGAATTAAGCACTCCGACCCCGTTTAGTCAGGGGCCGGAGATGCAGAATTACAATCGCATGATGAATTTGCAAAATCAAGCATCTGATTTTACAAAGAACGATCCACGTATTCAAGAACTAAAAGATGCAAGAAGACAATACAATCGTGAAGACAAATATAAAATAGGTGAAAGATTTGGAATGTCTCCTTTAGAAACACAAAGAGGATTTGCAAATCAAAGCGAAACACTTAGAACATCTGCACCTGATGCTTACAAAACTATGTATCCTATAACAACTGCAATTATGGATTACACAAGTGGTGGTGGATTATTAGGATTAGCTACAAAAGCAGGTGGTAATTTTTTATCAAACATATCTGATTTTGGAAAAGATATGTTTGATAAAAAAGGCATTACTGGTGCTGCAGATACAGACGAAGAGGAAATGCAAGAATATGCAAAACAGACTTTTGGATTTGACGGAACAACTAGACCCTACCCACAACAAGGATTTCCTATAACTTATCCTCAAGATAAACCTATAGGTAATACTTTTACACAAGATGGCGGTAATAAATATTTTAATGATTTAACACCGGAAGAATTAGCTTTTGTTATGGGTCAAACAGATACAATTGCAGATGAAGATATGAATGTGCCTGTGCCATTTAACGATTCAAGAAGGGAGGCAGGTATAGCATCTATGTATGGTCAAGGACCACAGTTCGCTACAAACAATAGAAGATATGAAAACGAATACAGAAATTTCTTGGCAAACATGACTGACACCACAAGAAGTTTTGCACCTACATACGAGGAGTTTGCTGATGCGTATGAAAGAAGATACAAAGGCAAACCACAAATGGATTTTTCTAGAACAATGGTTTTAAGATAATGAACGGACCAGCAGGAATGACATCAACGGAACGTAAACGTTCCCCTCGTTCATTTGGATCAAATGTTGTAATTGGTAGTGGAGGAAGTTCTTCACAAAATAATCAAAATACAATAAGGGATACAAAAGTAGAAGATGAAGCTTTTGAATCACAATTAGCGAAACAACAAATTTTTCAAGATCAAAGAAAAAGTTATACACCACCATCAGAAATATATGGGCCTGATCAAGGAGGTGCTGGTGTTTCATACGAATACTATCCAGGTCCTTATCAACAACTTTCTGAAGGATTCTTAGATAAATTAAATTTAGCAGGATTGTCTCCTGAAACTTTAAAATTTTTTGGTGTAAACGAAAACAGTAAAAGAATACCTGTAGAGCTTATGCAAATGATAATGGAAGGTAGTGTAACAAATCAATTAGATTATTTTGCAGACAAGGATCCAAACACACCAGGTATACAATTTGGTAATGAATTTGCAACAGGAACGTTTTCAGATATTGAAGCCGGTAAACATTCCATGTTTCCAGGTGGAAGACTGGATTATTATGACATAATGTCAATGCCTCAAACAACTACTTATGATCCATATTCTTTTAGAGGGGGCAGCGGTGGTGGATTTAATTACGGCTATGGACGTGGTGGAGGCGGTGGCGGTGGCAGCGGCTTTGGCTACAACATGAACATGGGTATGCAAGGACAACCAAAACAAAGAGCACAAATAGGACCAGGAGGTTTACAAGAACAAGTTAACCAAGCATTTTTGTCAGGTGGTAAACCATTTGCCAAAGGTGGTATAGTTAGTTTAGTGGAGGATTAATATGTTTGGATTACCAGTAGAAATGATAACAATGCTAGGCTCATCGTTGCTAGGTGGCTTCATGACTATATGGGGTCAAAGCATCAAAGCAAAACAAGAAGAACAGAAGTTATTGATTGCACGTGCTAACGCACAGATGAAGCACATTGATAGTGCTAGAAGATATGAAAATAAAGGGTTTCAATTTACACGAAGAATTATTGCACTTACAGCAGTATTCTTTATAATAGTTTGGCCAAAGATAGTGCCAGTATTTTTTGATACAGCAGTATTTTTGACATGGACTGAATTTAGTAGAGGTTTCTTGTTCTTGATAGAACAGAAAGAAATGCTTGTAGACAGACAGTACGCAGGCGTTGTAATCACACCTATGGATACGCACTTAATGTCAGCTATCGTAGGATTATACTTCGGAGGGAGCTTAGTTAAAAAATGATAAAAAAGAAAATGCCAAAGAAAAAAATGATGAAGAAAACGGCAAACGGAAAGAAAGCTAAATTTGGTATGCTTTCTGTAAAAGCCGGAATAGACAAAAATCCTAATCCTACTCAAGCAGATAGAATTGCTGGTGCAACTAAAAAAGGCAAAGTAAAAATGATGGGTGGTGGTTCACCAGGATTATATGCAAACATCGCAGCTAAAAAAGCTAGAATCAAAGCTGGTTCAGGCGAGAAAATGAGAAAGAAAGGTGCAAAGGGTGCACCTAAAGCCGGTGCTTTTGCAAGAGCGAAAAAGACAGCGAGATCGTAATGGGTAAGTTATGTCCTAGAGGTAAGGCTGCAGCAAAGCGTAAATTTAAAGTTTACCCAAGCGCATATGCAAATATGTATGCTAGTGCTGTATGCTCTGGTAAGGTTACACCTGGTGGCAAGAAAAAGAAGAAAGCTGCTGGAGGCTTGATGTCTAACAACGTATCACAAAAAAGAAAAAGAGTGTCAAACTATGAACAGGGTGGCATTGCAAAAGGTTGTGGTGCGATCATGGAAAACAGACGTAAGGTAACGAAGAAAACATAATGGCAAAAAAAGGTCTTAGATCTTGGGTACAGGAAAATTGGGTAGATATAGCCAATAAGAAACCTGACGGATCATATCCTAAATGTGGTAGATCTGGTGGTGAAAAAAGAAAGAAGTATCCTAAGTGTGTGCCAATAGCAAAAGCAAGAGCTATGAGCAAAGGTCAAAAGGCATCTGCTGTAAAAAGAAAACAGCAAGCAGGTAACACTGGACCTAAACCATCTAACGTGGCTACAATAAAAAAAGCTGGTGGTGGTTATATTGGACCAAACATATCTGGATCTTACGATGGTGTAAAACTATCTAATCCTAGTTACAGAAGTTACTACGCAGGTAGAATAAAAGAGTTTCCTAGTTTTAAAATAAAATAATGGCAACACCAGCGTGGCAGAGAAAAGCAGGTAAAAGTAAATCCGGTGGATTGAATAGAAAGGGGGTAGCATCTTATCGTGCTGCAAACCCAGGTTCTAAACTTAAGATGGCAGTTACAACAAAGCCATCTAAATTAAAAAAAGGATCTAAAGCTGCAAAACGTCGTAAATCATTTTGTGCGCGTATGGAGGGCATGAAGAAAAGAAGAACTAGTGCAAAGACAGCTAGAGATCCAAACTCTAGAATAAATAAATCTTTGCGTAAATGGAATTGTTAGTATATAGAACTAATTAATGAGAGATGAAAACGCGATTTATCTCGTCTTGAAAAAGATTAGATCGCGCAAAGAAGAACTAAAAGATGTAATAGCTACTGGTTTACCAGGCTTTGATGAATATATGAAAGCTGTAGGTGAACACAAAGCTTACACAATAATGGAACAGGAAGTACAAGACCTGCAGAAAGATGAGGACGAAGATGGCGACAGTAATACCTAAACGTAAATTTGCGTTAGAAGAAAAAGACCTCGCAGTTGAGGCTGACGAAAATAACAAGAAAGCTGAAGAAAAAGAAAACAGGTTTCTAAAAAAGATACAAGAAGATGCTACAAAAGAGATTGAGCATTTACCCACAGAAAAAGTATTAGAACGTTTACCAGATCCAACTGGATGGCGTTTGTTAGTTCTACCTTACAAAGGACAAGGTAAAACAAAAGGTGGTGTAATATTAACAGATCAACATATGGAAGAACGTGGCTATACAACAGTCACCGGTTTGGTTCTTAAACTAGGGCCAGATTGTTATAAAGATGAAGAGAGATTTCCAAATGGACCTTGGTGTAAAGTAAACGATTGGATTATATTTGGTCGTTATGCTGGATCTAGGTTTGGAATAGAAGGTGGTGAAGTTAGGATACTAAATGAGGACGAGATAATCGCTGTGGTAAAGGACCCAGAGGATATCTTGCAATTTAAAACTTAACAGGAGAAAATATGCCTGCAGAAAATAAAGTGCAGACACAGAGTGAGGCAGACGAAAAGATGGTAGATTTACCTAATACTGGCTCATCTGTAGATGTAGAAATAGCAGATACTGCAAAGACCATAAATCCTGATGAAGATACACCAGCTGTAGAAACGGAAGTAGAAACAGCATCTTCAGAGGAGATGGATGATTATGGACACAAGGTTCAATCAAGAATAGATAAATTAACTAAAAAATTAAGAGAAGCTGAAAGACGTGAACAAGCTGCTGTGCAATATGCGCAAGGAGTACAGAAAGAAGCACAGACTCAAGCAGCAAGATCAAATCAAATAGATACTGGTTACGTAACTGAGTTTGCTGATCGTGTAGAAGCACAGATGGCACAAGCAAAGAACGAACTAAAACAAGCCATGGATCTTGGTGATGTAGACAAACAAGTAGAAGCGCAAGCTAAAATAAGTAGATTGTCTATAGAAGAAGAACGTGCAGCTTCACACAAAGCACAAAGAGAAAGACTACAACAGGAGATGCAAGCTCAAGGAGTTGACCCAAATCAACCACAAATGCCTCAGCAACAAATGCCTAGGCAACCTGCACCCCCTCGTCAACCTGACCCAAAAGCTAGAGATTGGGCTGAAAAGAATGAATGGTTTGGTACAGATGAACCAATGACCTTGACTTCTTTCTCAATTCATCGTAAACTAATGGAAGAAGGATTTGACCCGCAGTCAGATTCATACTATAGTGAAGTTGACAAAAGAATGAGGGATACATTTCCTCATAAATTTGAAAACAACAAGGTTTCGCCTTCCCAAACAGTTGCCTCTGCTAACAGAGCAGCACCAGGAAAGGCGCGTAAAGGTTCTGTGAGACTCACACCGTCACAGGTAGCCATAGCAAAAAAATTAGGTGTGCCGCTACAAGAATATGCGAAGTACGTGAAGGAGTAGGCATATGAATACAAATACAAAAACAAAACTACCGTCACGCGAGTCTGAAACCAGAGCTAAAACCGAGCGAAGGAAAGAATGGGCTCCACCATCACAACTAGATGCACCACCTGCACCTAACGGATTTAAACACCGTTGGATTAGGGCCGAAACAATCGGACAGATGGATTCAAAGAATGTATCTGCGAGAATGAGAGAAGGATGGGAGTTTGTGAGAGCAGATGAATATCCGGACATGGAATGGCCGCAAATGGAATCAGGGAGATATCAAGGTGTTATAGCTGTTGGAGGTTTGATGCTAGCAAGAATTCCTAACGAGATTGTTGAGCAGCGAAAACAATATTTTGCACAAGTTGCGCAAGATAAAGATGATGCTGTTGCAAACGATCCTCTTAAGGACCAACATCCTAGCATGCCTGTACATAATGAAAGCAGGCGAACTCGCGTAACATTTGGTGGCGGTAAAAAAGACAACTAGTTTTTTTCTCCATAAGTTACAAATAACGACATGCTCGCGGTGAGTATGTTGTAACAAATTACTATGAGGATAAAATCATGGCTAATATTGACGCAGCATTTGGGTTAAGACCAATTGGTAAAGTCGGTAGTGGTGTTCAAAATATGGGTACAACTATGTACACTATTGAGGATAACTATGGCACAGCGATCTTTAAAGGAGATCACGTGTTACAGTCTGGCGGTTACGTAATAAAAGGAACTGCTTCAGGCGCAACTATTCTTGGTGTATTCAATGGTTGTTTCTACATTGACCCTACTAGCAAAAAGCCAACTTACTCAAATTATTATCCAGGGAGCATAAACGTAACCTCTGCAGGTTCGATCTCTGGTTCAACTAATATTGACGCGTATATCTATGATGATCCGTACATGCTTTTTGAAGCTCAATGTGATGGCACACTAGCCAAAACTGACATCGGTAAAAATACTGATACAGTTCTTACTGCAGGCAGCACTGTTAATGGTCTATCTAAAAACGAGATAGATGATTCAACAGAAGCTACTACAGCTGGCTTACAGGTCAAAATCATTGGGATTACGAAAGATCCAGAAAACGATGATGCTTCAAGTGCTAATGCTAACTGGTACGTTATGTTTAACGAACACGTTAAATTGGGCACAGGTATCACTGGAACATAATAGCTAGAGGAGAGATATAATGGCAATTTCAAGAATGCAATTGGTCAAAGAACTCGAACCTGGCTTGAATGCCCTGTTCGGATTAGAATATGACCGATACGAAAACCAGCACACAGAAATTTTCGATTTAGAAAATTCTGATCGTGCTTTTGAAGAAGAAGTGATGCTAGGTGGATTTGGCAACGCAGAAGTAAAACCGGAGGGATCTGGTGTTGTATATGAATCAGCACAAGAAACTTTCACTGCACGCTATTCACACGAAACAATCGCTTTGGCTTTCTCATTAACTGAAGAAGCCGTAGAGGATAACCTTTACGACAAAATCAGCACAAGATACACAAAAGCTTTAGCAAGATCTATGGCTAACACTAAGCAAATTAAGGCTGCTAACGTTCTTAACAGAGCGTTTAACAGTTCTTTCCTTGGTGGTGATGATAAGGAGCTTTGCGCTACTGATCACCCAACACTTAGTGGAACGCAAAAGAACGAGCTATCGACTGCAGCTGACTTAAACGAAACTTCGCTTGAGCAGATGCTAATTGATATCGCTGACATGAAGGATGAAAGAGGAATGAAAATTGCTCTTAGAGGTATGAAAATGATTATACCTGTAAACCTTCAGTTCACTGCTGAGAGGTTAATGAAGTCTGCAGGAAGACAAGGAACTGCTGATAATGATATCAACGCAGTTAGATCAATGGGAATGGTACCACAAGGTTATGTGGTAAACAACTTCCTAACTGATACTGACGCGTTCTTCATTAAAACAGATGCTCCTAATGGACTGAAAATGTTCACTAGAGCTCCTATCAGAACTGCGATGGAAGGCGACTTCGACACTGGTAATGTTAGATACAAAGCTAGAGAGAGATACTCATTTGGGTTCTCTGACTGGAGAGGTATCTTCGGATCACCAGGAGCGTAAATCATTTAGTGGGGCACATAATGTGCCCCATTATTTCTAGCATAACAAGTTATACAGACTGGCTAGACAGACGATATAGAGACTGTATGACAAGATCTATATGATCGAGGAGAATAAAAATGGCTAACAGTACATTTAGCGGTCCGGTAAGAACAGAAGGTGGATTCAACGTAATCAACAAAGCTGCTTCTACTGGCGCAATAACAGAAACAGGTTTTTCAGTAAATTCAACTGGACAACTAATATCAATGGGAACTAGAAAGATACAATCTTTTGCTGGTACATTGGCATCAACAAATGCAGCATCAACTGCATACGGAGATGGTGATGTTCTTGTAGAACTTGGTGCATTAAATACAGACGCACCAGACGGACTAGTAACCCCTACTAAATTTTTCATTCACAGAGCATTAATTGGTATTACAACTGCTGCAGGAGAAACTCTTGCTGGTGGTTTATCATTAAGTGCAACTTCTGGCACAGCAACTAACACTGCAGTTTCTTCTGGAACTGAAATCGTTGGTGCTGGTGTAACATCTTTTAACGAACAGTTAAGTGCTACACAATCAATCACAGAGGTTGATGTGAACTTTAACAATACTGCTGGTAACTACCACATATTTGTTCCAAACATTACAGCGGCGATTGCTAGCAAAAACTTATATGCTTTTGCTACAACTGCAGTAAACGCTGATATAACGGCTGGAAGATTTACAGTGGAGTTAGAATACTCAGTATATTAAATTAACAATGTGGGGCTTAACGGCCCCACAGTTCTTGATTAAGGAGGGAACATGGCAGACACAGTAACAGGACCAACAATACTACAACAGAATGATAACCGTGTTGTTATCAAAATGGTTGTACAATCAGACGGAACAGGTAGCACAACAGTTATGGGTGACGTTTCAGCATTGACTGCTAGAAACGATGGCACAGCTGTAGCACACTTAGGTTTACTTAGAGTTTGGTATTCTTGTCAAGGTGGCGACGGAGGTAACTCTTTTGCACGTTTAGACGAAGAAGATTCAGACGGAGATATTCCTATACTAGGATTAACAGGTGCTGGCTATTGGGACTTTAGAGAGTTTGGTGGCGTACCAGCAGACAAATCTAGTAACAGTAATCAGAGTGATGTTAACTTTGTTGTACCGAGTACAGCTGATTCAGGCAACATGTACACAGTTATAGCAGAATTCCAAAAAATATATTAGAGGTTTAGATGGCTTATTCAGGCACACAAACCTTTAATCTCTCAATAGAAGAGATAATAGAGGAAGCATTCGAAAGATGTCAGTTAGAGACTCGCACTGGCTATGATTTAAAAACAGCCAGACGATCTATGAATCTGATGTTAGCAGAGTGGGCAAACCGTGGTTTAAATTTGTGGAGTATAACTTATGCAACACAAACACTAACTGCAGGAACAAACTTCTATGCTATTGATCAAAACGTTATAGATATAGTAGACGCTGTTGTAACAACTACAACAGGTGCAACTTCTAACTTAGAAGGTGACAGTAACACAACTGACGTTGCTGTTAACAGAATATCTAGAACTGAATTTATAAATTTAAGTAAGAAAGAAAACTCATCATCAGGAGACGCAAGACCTACACAGTTTGCTTTAGTTCCTGGTACAGTTACAACTGGAGGATCTAGCAGTAGTGGTAGACCAGCAAACGATATGACTTTGTTCTTATATCCTAGCCCAGATAAAGCATACATATTTAAGTATTTTTATCTTGCTAGAATAGAAGATGCAGGAAGTTATACCAACGAAGCTGACGTACCTTTCTACTTTCTTCCTTGTTTGACTGCAGGTTTGGCATACTATATAAGTTTAAAAAGAGCACCAATGTTAAGTGCAAACTTAAAAGCGGTGTATGATGAAGAGTTTAAACGTGCTAGTGAAAACGATAGAGAAAGAGTTTCTTTTAGAATTGAACCAGCACGGGCGTACACACCATAGGAGGTTATATGCCAATATGTGAAAAATGTAATCATGAGTGTCATTGCAGCAACAGCGGAGCTTGTTGTGGTGGTCAATGTGCATGTTGTGATTGTAATTGTAAAAAGGAGGACTAATGAGTAACCCAAGACATAACACTCAAACAGCTAATACTAGAGAAGCATCTACCCAAAAAATAGGTTCTTACGGCAGAGGTCAAAACGATATACCTAATGCTGTAGAAGCTGCTGCTGTAACTACCAAAGGTATTGCACCAGCAAAAGGTAAAGCACAAGATATTACTGTTGAGCAAGGAAAAGTAACTGGTACTAAACTAGGAATGGGCGCTGCTAAAAAAGGCGGCAAATATACCTGGAGCTAATAGATGAGTTACGCATCAGGAAAATACGCAAAATTTATTTCTGACCGTAGTGGTATGGAATATCCATACAGCGAAATGGTTGTAGAATGGAATGGATCACGCGTACACAAAAGTGAGTTTGAACCTAAGACACCACAGGACAGACCAAACAAACACATGCCTGATGCAATATCTTTACAGTATCCAAGACCAGCAAGAGTAGAAAACCCTACAGAAAGATTGTTACCTTTGAATCCGTTTAAATTTACAGCTTCTAGTACAACTGTATCTGTATTTGAACCAGGTCACAAAAGATCTACTGGAGACACAGTAAGATTTAGAACTGTTTCTGGTAACTTGTTTGGTGCTTCTGAGTCAGAGATAGAAGTATCAACAGGTTTTAGTATAACAAAAACAGATGATGATATTTATACTTTTACAGTAACAACTGCACCGTCTACAACTGGTAGTGGTGGTGGAGGACAAGCATCTTCTGGTCCAGTAACAGTGAGTAATTAATGACTACATACGCAGAACTAACACAGCAGATTTTAGATTACACAGAAACTAGTAGTGATGTGTTGACATCTACAATCA